CGGGGTTCGTGGACATTGTACGGCAGCCTTCACACCCGGACGACCCGCACGAGATGAGGTTCAGGGTGGTGAAGCGTGCCTGAGATATATGAGCCGGTGCTGATTGTGGGCGATAGATCGAAGCTGCAGATAGCCGAGAGCGTGCGAATTGACTCGTTCGTCAAAATAGAAATCGGCAATGGCATGATCATTGGGGATGGCGTTCATATAGCTTCCTTCTCTCACATCGGCATCGGAGGCGGCGTGGTTGTACTCAAAGACGGCGCATCAGTGGGCAGCGGCGGCAAGGTGTTGAGCGGGAGCGCGACACTGATGGGCGAGACGCTCTCGGCGGCGATGCCCGAAAAAACGGTGCTGATGAAAGCGGAGACGGTCATCGGCAAGAACGCGACGGTGCTGGTGAATGCCATCGTGCTGCCCGGCGTGACGCTCGGCGAGGGCGCGGTGCTTGCGGCTGGTGGTGTGGCGACGAAGGACATCCCCGCGTTCGAGATATGGGGGGGAGTCCCCGCCAAAAAATTAGGCGAAAGGAAACATCATGCTGAAATTCAGGAACCCGCAGACGGGTGAGATTGCGGAGGTGGCCGAGTCTATCGCTTATCACTATCGCAGCCACGGGTGGGAATTGGTCAAGGCGGCATGGTCTGTCCCTGAGAGCTTTCCGTTGCCACCATCTGATATGAGCGAACTGCTGGCAGACCTCGATATGGACAACGAATCGGACGAACACAATCTCCCCGCGCCGAAGGGAACGAGGAAGGCTAAGAATGAGCGCGAGTAATGCGTCGATAACGCTTGGGGCGCGAGAGATTGCCCACGGCCTGACGGTTATTGTCCGGGTGCGTGGCATGAAGTGGTGGCGGTTGAGCATGAAGGCCGGGCTATGGTTAATTCGGCTTGGCGTGTGGCTTGGAAATCTAAAATTCGAGGTTGAGAATGCCGCTGAGTAGCGGGCATCTGGCGAACATGCGGGCGCGGGCTGACGGCTATCTGGTCGATAGCTGCATCATCAGCTACCCGACCCACACCGGCGACGGGATGGGCGGCTGGACGGACGCCTGGACGGTGCGCGGCACGGTGTCGTGCTACCTGCAAGCCAAGGATGTCAGCGACATGTCGCCGTCCGGGGACAGGCTGACCACCTTCACCGAATACACGCTGTTCATCACAGACGGCGGGACGATTGTGCCGGGCGACCGGGTGGAACTGGAAAGCCGGACGTACTCAGTGGAGGGCGTGATTGAGGAAGATTCGCTGCGGGCTTACAAGGCCGCAAAGCTGACATTGGAGACGGTATGAACAAACATAATGTAATTTCGGGTGCGAAATTTATGAAGAGCATTACCCCGGCTTTGGGGCTGGAATCTGACGCACCCCTTCGCCGCATTGTTCTCGACATCCCCCACGACGGCCCTGTATTCGTCTATGTCGAATATCTGGGCGACGAGCGGCTGGTTCAAGTAGATTGGGCAGGGGCAATTAAGGACACGGAGATTAAGGTTATCAAATGACCGGGCCAATCCAGGCAATCGAGACGGGGCTGTACTCGCTGCTGGCAGCGGGGACGGCGCTCACCACGGAACTGGGCGGGACGTTCATCTATAACAAGATCGCCCCTCCCGGTACGAACCTGCCCGTCGTGATCTTCCAGTGGCAGGGCGGTGGCGACGAGAACATGACGCCGGGCCGCCAGCGCAACCCGGTGTATACCGTCAAGGGCGTGGCGACGACACAGGCAGAGGCGGTGGCGCTGGATGGGCATATCGACACGCTGCTGCATCATGCCACGCTGACGGTGGCGGGGTACACGAACATCTGGACAGCGCGGGAGGAGGACGTTGACTATATCGAAACAGACACCGGCGGGAATGCCGTGTATCACATCGGCGGCGTGTATCGGATCAGATTGACGCAATAAGGAGCGAACCATGGGCGATATGACAGGCAGTGCAGCGTACATAACTTTCAAGGGGACGGTCATCACCCCCGACTTCCGCGAGTGGGAAGACGGCGGCGAGATGGGGCTGGTGGACGCCTCGGCTGGCGCGGATACGGTCAAGACGTACCTGACCACCTTGAGCGACGGGACGGCGAAGTTCACCGGGCTGTACCAGGGCGGGACGGCGGCAACCGATGTCTACAACCTGGTGGCGGTGGGCGCGAATGGAACGCTGATCGTCGGAATTGAGGGGACGGCGGCGGGCAAACCAAAGAAGACCATCAACAGCGCCTTCGTCAAGTCTCGCAGCCGCAAGGCTCCCTATGACGATGTGGTGGAGTTGAGCGTGGAGTTCCAGTTCAGCGCCGCCGAGACTGATGGGACGTTCTAAGGGGCAGCCATGAGCGAACTCGAAAAGCCAACTTTCACACTCAGCGATGGTCGCACGGTCACGCTGGACGTGTTCCGCCTGAAGGCGAAGCACATCAAGAAGTGGCTAGTCCCAAACGGCGGCGGGGTGTCAGAAGATGATGTCATCGAGGCGATTGCCGTGGCGACCGGGATGTCAGTAGAAGAAATGTCTGATATGCCCGTGCCTGACTTCCTGCCCATCAGCGTGGCGTTCACCAAGGCGCTGGCGATAGTCGCCCCCGCCGCAACGGCACCCGACCCAAACTGAGCAAGTCCGTCTATCTGGCAGTCAGGTGGAGGGCGAAGACGGACATGGCGACGTGGTGGGCGGTGACGCGCTGGCGGATGGCAGCCGAGACGGGATGGACGCTGGAATATATCGATGGCCTGACTATGGAAGATGTCCGTGAATGGCTGTCCATCAAGGACGCAGAGGCGAAGATGTCGCCGAACTGGAAGGGATGAATGGCGCAACTGGTAGGCGTGGTGGTCAAGGTGAATACCAGTCGGCTTGAGGGTGTGATCTCCAAGCTGCCCGGCGCAGCTGCTGAGGCCGCCTCGATGACGGCAGACCAGATCGTACTCAAGGCGCGCGCGATTGTCCCGGTGAGGACAGGCGCACTCAGGGCATCCATCACAAAGATGGGTGGTGGGATGCGCTGGGTGGCGACGGCGACGGCGGGCTATGCCATCTTTGTTGAGTTCGGGACTCGCAAGATGGCGGCGCAGCCCTTCCTCCGCCCGGCGGCAGAGGCGGTGAATATGAGCGACATCATTCTACAGTTCTATAGGATGTGTGATCTCTAAATGGCGACGGTCGGCGAAGCTGTAATCGACATATCTGCGGACGGCGCCGGGGAGGCGCAGAGTGCCCTATCGTCGGTTGGCGGGGCGCTGTCTTCGCTCGGCACGATCGCGATTGGCGTGGCTGCCGCCGGGCTTGCCGCGCTTGGGGCGGGCCTGACATTTGCCGTCAATGAGATGATGGATGCCCAGGACGCCGTTACCGCGCTGAATACCGTTCTGGAATCGACGGGCGGCGCGGTGGGCCTGACATCACAGCAGCTTCAGGATATGGCCTCGGCGCTGCAAAATGTCACGCGCTTCTCTGACGAGGCGGCGATGGCGGCGGAGACGATGCTGCTGCGCTACGAGAACCTGGGGGCTGACGTATTCCCGCAGGCGCTGGCGGCGGCGGCGGATCTCGCCACGGCGATGGGCACTGACCTGACGGCGGCGGCGATGGCAGTGGGGCGCGCACTGGACAACCCGGCTGAGGGGCTGGGGAGACTGAATACACAACTGCGCCTGTTCACCGAGGCCGAGATGGATGCCATCGAGGAGATGGCCGAGATGGGTGACGTGGCGGGCGCGCAGGCGCTCATCCTCGAACGGTTGGGGGAGAAGGTTGGCGGCGCGGCAGAGGCGATGGGCACCACGCTCGCCGGGCGGGTTGAAATCCTGAAGAATCGCATCAGCGACCTGGGCGAGACCGTCGGTGGGGTTCTCGTCCCGTACCTCGAAGATGCCATGAGCGCCGCGGAGTTCTTCGTCAATGCCATCTCCGCCGGAGCGTCTCCGCTGGCTGCGCTGAGTGGGGCGCTGCGCGCGGTGGGGCTGGGCGACTTCGCCGACGGGTTGAGAAATGCCAATGATGCGCTCAGGCCGCTCGGTGGCCCGCTGCGTGAGTTGGGTGATGCCTTTGCAACTGTTGCGCCCGCATTCCTAGAAGCCGGGGCGCAGATCGGGGCAGCTTTCCAGACGGCATTTGCCGCCGTCGGGCCGGAGGTGATGGCGAACCTGCAAACGGCGTTGAGCGCGCTGGCGGATGCGGTGGTCATGTACGGGCCGATCATCGCCGATGCGCTGGGGTTCATCGGGAGCATTCTGGCCGGGTCGATTGGCGCGGCGGCGACGGCAGTCTCCGGGCTGGTGGCGGCGCTGCTCCAGCTTGCCACGGGCGACACGCAGGGCGCGATTGAGACATTCACCAATGCCGCATCCAACGCATTCATGACATTCGCCAACAGCGTCTCGCAGGCCGTGGGCGGGGTGGACTTCTCGACCGTCATTGCGACGTGGCAGGGGAACTTCGCTAACCTCGCGGCGATTGTCACCACGGTCGGTGGGCTTATCGGGGCAGCCATCGCCAACATCGCCGCCTCGGTTGAGTCCGGCCTGAACAACGTTGTGACTGATATTGTCAACGCCGCCACGAGCATCGGCAACACGGCGGGCGAGTGGGCCGCGGCTGGCGGAAAACTGATCGTAAGCCTGGCGGGCGCGATAAGGAGCGGCGCGTCTGCTGTGGTCGAGGCCGCTATTGCAGTGGCGAAGGCGGCAATTGCCGCGCTGCTGGCCGAACTGCAAATCAGCTCACCGTCGCGGATCATGCTGGAGGTCGGTGCGAACCTGACCGGCACGCTGGCGGATGCCATTAGTGGGGGAATTCCGGGCACGGCACGCGCAGCGGGCAACCTCGGCCTGGCTGTGGGCGAGGCAGTATCTGCGCCGTTGGCGGGCCTGCCACCTATGCCGGGAGGCGAGCGCGGGGCTGGGGGAAACAGCACAGTAATCAACCTGTCAGTGGTGGCGCATGACGTACAGGACACGATTGAGGCGATAGACCGCGAGCTGGCCAACCGCGGGCAGTCTCTAGCGGGGGCAACGTCGGCATGACACAAGTCAATGCGGACTATGAACTTTGCATAGATTTAAACAGGGATCGGGATTTCAGCGACGCTTCTGAGGATGTGTCCGCCTACTGGAAGTCGCTGCGCTGGCAGATCGGCGCGGCATCGCCCTATGACAACATCGCGCGCACCAATACGCTTGAGTGCGTCCTGCAAAACAGCGACGGGCGGTTCTCGCCGGGGCACGCCAGCGCGCTGTCCGGGTTCAATATCGGGGCGCTGATACGCCTGCGCTCGACCTACAGCGCCACCACCCGCCAGCACTTCATTGGATGGATCACGGAGATCGCGCCAGTGCCGGGAAGTAAGGGACAACGCGAAACGGTAGTGAGGGCGGCGGGCTTTTTCAACCGCCTGTTCAACGAGTTCGCGTTTGTGGAAGTGCAGCAAGGCAAGCGGTACGATGAGATTATCACTGCGCTTTTGAGTGCAGTATCCATCTACCCACCGGGGTTCACTGGATGGTTTCTTGGTCTTCCGAACTACAGCGAGTTGGGAGAGGCAACTTATCTCGGCACGTCTGGGGCATATGTCACCTTGGAGGCGGGAGTCAACACCTTCAACTATGCGGGGGACAACTGGGCGCGGGGCATTTCTGTGCTAACTGCATTGCGCGACCTCATGGATACGGAGGGCGGCTTTCTATATGAAAGCCGGTCGGGATTGATGGCATCGTTCAACCGCCACCATTGGATAAATGACACGCTGAATGCTGTGGATGCCACCCTCACCGAAACTCAGTTGTTGAGCGACGGCGTCCGTTACAAGTACGGCAAGTATCTTGCGAACGACGTGGTGGTGAAGTTCCACCCCCGCACTGTGGGCACCGCGCTTGATACGCTGGGTACGCTCCAGCAGTCGGTCACCGTGCGGCAGGGCGGCACGACCACCATCAACCTAGCATTTGATGATGGGTCAGGAAACCGGATCGGAGGCTATGGCGTGGTGTGTGAGGCTAACACAGACTA